CTTGTCAAAGTGGGCTTGTTTAGTATTTGAGAGTCACCAGATGAGCTATTCCAGTCAGCGTTTACGTTTACCTGCGCGCCAGCTTCTACAGCAGACAATCTAGCTATATCTGAATCGTTAGTAAACCTATGGGTTGTTGAGCTGTCATCAATATCGTCAGCATCTAAAACAACATCACCAGTTTGTGTATTAACGGTAGTTACTGCACTACCCATGAAAACCCAAGCTGATCCACTATAACGGTAAAAACCAGCAGAGTATCCTGTGGTTGCAGTGGTAACTAAATAAACATCGCCAGTAGTTGGGCTACCTGGGAGATTAGCATAAGCCGTTCTTTCTCCCTTTAGCTCAGGCATTAACTGAGTCTTGTCTATAGCATCATCTATTTGTGTACCTGTGTGTGAGCTGTTGTACGCCATTACTGTCTTACGTTAAATGTTTGTCCTGCTGAATCTATAAACGACTCAGTGCCACCAGCACCATCGTCTACAAGAAAACTCTCATAGACAGTGACTACTACGCCACCGATTCTAGCTCCTACGCGACCTACCCGTAAGAACTCAAAAATGTTTTTAAGTCCTACGTTTCTCATAGGAACTAGTCTACGAACTCGGTGCTTTGAATTATAGCTGTACCGCCAGACCCAAGGAACTTAGCTGCTTTAGCTGCGTTTTTGCTAAAAACAATAAGGCCTTGCTCTTTTACAAGAAGATGACCATTGGATATAGTGGGAGCAGATCCATCAAACGTAACAAGTACATTGTTGTCTTGGACATCAATGACTACATAATCAGTGTCTGCATGAAAGGCAGCAAATGCTGCTCCAGCACCAGTAGTTGCCGCTGATAGGTTTTCTGGAGTGCCGTTCGGGTTTACATTCCCGATGTATAGATTGGAGGTGCGTGAGTTCATTTATCGTGCTTGTTGAGATACGTAAGTGTTAAATCGTTTTTTGACCGTGTTGTTATTCATTATTTGGTCAGTCTTTTCTAGCTCATTAGCTAAATACTTATTAGCTACTTGCTCTTCGGCTAAAGCCTTATCATGCTGACCATCCATTCTTAGGAAGTCAGCATAAACACTGTGAGCAACGTAGTAAAAAAATTCTAAAGGAATCTCTTGAGTGCTTTTATCTCCATCAAGATCCCAGGTACTAGGAATATCAGTAAGCTCTTTCTTGTACGTGACAAACGCAGAGTCAGCATCAGCAGTTGTTAGGTTAAGAATATGAGCGCCATCTGATTGTACAAAAAATTCGAACTCTAAAGCAGAGTTCCTAAGGAATGGCTGAGTTCTGTGTATGCGTATAAACTCAGCAATGTCTTCTTTACTCGTTTGAGTGAACGCAATTACTGAGCTGCTTACCGTTCTTTCTTCACCAACAACTAAATATCTAGGCCACATCGGAGTAGCCTGATACGCTTCGTACATTCTGCGTTTAGCAAAATTAAGAAGCTGAGTCTTTTCGTTGGTAGTAAATGAAGATACTCCAGCTAAAGCCGATATTAAATCGTATAAGTCTCTGTTGTACTTTACTTGCATTAAGCTTTATTTGGACTTAGCTCAGGAAACTTTTTGTTAAAATATCGCAAGAACTCTCTACTGTTTACAGTATCGTGTCCGTACTTGTTTACTAATCTAAAATAATCACGAGCAGGCATATTAGCTACGCACTTACCTAGTATTGGATGAGTCTTGCCAACATTAGTCTTGGCTTCTTTGGCAGCTTGATTTATTCTATCTTGCTCCTTAGCTTTTTCCATTTTGAAACCCGTATGGATTTCTTTCATAAAAGCCTTATTTATTTCCCCGTCCGAATATCTTGGTAGCTTAGTAATTATTTCCATATTTAAAAAAGGGGAGGCCAGGGTTGGCCCAACCTCCCCACACATTATTAATGACTAAAAGCTTACGCAACTTCTTCGATCTTGCCGTGAGCGCCTGGGTGGTAAACACCAAGGGTCAAAGCGCAATCAACGTAGCCACGCTCACCACCACCCTGATTCGGGAGGCGAGTCGATCCCATTGGAATCAGCTCATGGATGCCGTAGTACTCAGGATTAACCAAGTAAGCGTAGTCCTTGTTAGTCGTGTCAGGCATACAGTCAGGATTGCCATTGACAATCGAGATCATGCCGTGATCGGACTGATAGAACTCAACACTAAGTTTAATCTGGGCCGAGTCACCGTTGTAATTAACGGTACGAACGCTGTCTGCATCAGTTCCGCTTACGCCAGCAGTGCGAGCGAAGTCAGAGATAATGCGACGAACAGCCGTGTCAGCAACCATAGTTAGGTTGTTAGTCGTACCAGTAACACGGAAGATAGACGTGATGAGGTTGTTAAGGACTGTTTCCGTAAAAGCACCTTCAGCGGCAGCGTGAATGCTGTCAGCAGGAGTACGAAAAGCAGCGGGTACTGGATTGCTTGCTTGAGCATCGGAGCTAATCCAAGAACCAAGGCCACGCAAAGCGTAAGCAGTGTCAGTTCCGTTCTCTTGAGCGAGGTCTTGAGTACCACAGAGGGTAGCTTCGATGTCACGCTTTAGTTCACGGATAGCCTTTGCTTCGGCTTGAGCAAGTTTAGCAGGGCCAACGCTGTCAACAGCTTCCTGAAGATCAGAAACCTGATAGTCACGGCGGAACTTCTGGATGTAGTTGCCAATCTTTGCGCGTCCACTAAACTGGTCAGTAAACGTGCTAACGTCAGCACCTTCACGGATGCCAGTCGTTGAAGGAGCAGACAAAGCGTCTACGGTCCACTCAACGAACGTTGCGGATGCTTTCTGCTTGGAAGCAGAGGAAAGGACTGGAGTTTCTTCAGGAGCGAGGATAGTCAAGACATCAGTCAAGTCTTCGCGATTGGAAACACCAGAACCAGGATTAGTTGTATCGTATGTGTTTGAGAATGCCATTTTATTATTTTCTAGCTAATTGTTTGGTTCGTAATGAAATGAAGTCATCTTTATTGCCACTTTTTTTAAAGCGTGAAGATAAATCTTGTAGTACTTTAGATGACTTTCGTTGACCTTGTTCTGGCATAGCAGAAGAAGGAACGGATGTTTTCGGAGGACTAATCTTGGGTTTACCAGTTGCCTTAGCAGAAGTACTGGGTACAGCCTTGCGAGCGTACATACTGTCTACTGCGTGAGCAAGCATATAAGGAAGTTCTGCTCCTAGCACTGGGTATTGTTTATATACCTTCTGCAAATCTTTGTTTGCAGCAATGCCAAGAAATGCCTTCCTAGTTTCATTATCCTCTTCCTTCAGCCATTCAAATTCTTGGAGGGCTTTAGTACCAAGTTCCTTTTTAAGGGACTCAGCAGTTTCGTTCCTCTGAACTTTCTTGAGTTGATCTGGAAGATAAAGATCCCTAGATTTACGAGCATTCTTTAAAGCAGATCTTACCTCTGCTTTAGTCATTTTCTTGCCATCTAGTTCAGTAACTTCGTCATGAGCGGAGTAATCGTCTGATTCAAATAAAACATCTTCGGCCCATTCGATAATATCGTTTATCTCTTTAGCCTTTTCTTGTAGTGACTTAATATCCTGAACATCGTCAAACGGATTGTCTTGGACATCTTCCGCTTCCTGTTTCAAAGGATCTTGTTGTAATGATTGTTTTACTTTCTCAAGCTCTTCCTCTGCTGCTTTCCGTTTAGCCGTAAGTTCGCCAAAGCGAGCTACAGCTCTACTACCAAGCTTTTCAGCAAGATCTTTAAGCTCATCCTCAGATAAATCATCTAAGTTGTACTGTGAAAGAACATCTTCAGTCTCTTCTTCGGAAGGTTCGCTTTCAGTTTCCTGAATAACTTCTTCCTCGGATTCAACCGCTTCTTCTAGAACTTCTTCCTCTTGAACTTCCTGAGTATCCTCAGGCTGCTCTCCTTGAAGGCGTTCTAAGCGTTGGATGGCAAAATCCTCCGCTGATATATTTTCCACTGAGTTTTGTTCGGATTCAGCGTCAACCGAGATAACTTCGTTAGACATAATTGTTTCCACTCCTTAACGCCGAGCGATGGCGAAGCCTAATTATAGCACACTTTTTTTATGCTATAGGATGGATGAAAATTTCTTTTGCAGACCCTGCCAATCGGCCATTTGGAGAATCTGATCGTAAGTAATTATCCGTCCTGAAAGTTGTTGAAGCTTGTCTGTGTCAGCTTCGTGCATATCAGCTATACACTCTTCTCGAAGAGCGTTAATAAGCTGAATGAATCTTGCAAAATGTTCGTGGTGGGATAGGGTCTTGAGGTCGTCTTCTATATTCATTGTGCTGCGGATCGCATCATTTTTACTAGTCTTTTAGATCGGTTCCCCACCTGATTGTACCATTTGCTGTCTATCATTTCGTTAGCAGCTTTGTTGTAATCACCTTCCAAAAGTGCCTCTCGCATTTTTTCAAATTTATTTAGTTTAGTTAAACCTAAATTAAATGCCATATCTATTAATACTTTTTGAACCACTGGTGGTTGCCTACCAGCTCTAGGTAAAAAAGCATTAGCGTCATTAGCTGCTTGCTTAATGGACTCGTTGTACAGCATCTTTATTTCTTTATCGGAAAGAGTTCTACCAGAAAGCATATCCTGAACATTAAGTCCTACTTCTTCTGCTTTCTTCCGATCAGAAGGCTCATCTAGGTTGAACCCTATTCCTATAGTATGCTTACCTTTTGTGT